TTAAAAACGCCAGTGAATCTTGATGGAATCGTTGGCAACTTCAATCTCGCTGATCAGCAATCTGACCAGTTTCTTTTGCTCATCGTAACTCAATTCTGAGATATTTTTAGCTTGGTTCAAGGCTTCGGTCACGTCAGGCTCAGTCGGGATGGCACTTAGATTTTTGTTTAAAGCCTCGATTTGCTTGTTAAACTCATCATTGCGCCGGTTGAGTTCTTCCATGTCGATGCCGTCAATGAGATATAAATCCATCAGTTTCGACTGTTTGCTTTTGATGGCTTTAATCTGTTTCTTTACTGCATCCACATCTACAGTGGGTGCTTTTTTATGCTTAAAATTCTTAGGCAGCTTTTCGATCTCTTCGATAACTTGCTTTTCGATCTCGCCTTTGCGGACGAGTTTAGATGGGCAAGCCGCCTTTTGCTTATACGTTGACTTTTTTCGCGGATGGCTGCTTGGGCAATTATAACGGTAACTTCTCGCTTTGGTCCGTTGATTAATGCTGACACCAATCCTTAACGTCGAGCCGCAATAATAGCATTTCAAAAGCCCAGACAGCATATACTTGGCCCTGAATGGTCGTGGATTGTCCGCGTTAACCCGTCTAATTTCGAGTTGTGTTTGCGCATTCTTGTAGGTTTCCATGTCGATAATCGGTTTGTGCATTCCGGGGTACAACTCACCTTTGAAGCTGATATAACCCGTGTAGACCACATTCATCAAGATATCTCTGACCGTTTTCCAAGACCACCGCGCCCCTTTGCCCAGGTGGCCTTCATCGTTTAAACGTTTGGCGATTGTAATAGGGCTGTCCCCGCTTAAGTATTCGGAGAAAATGCGTTTAACAATCGTCGCTTGAAATTCATCGACTTCATAAATATCGCCAACCAAATTGTAGCCGAAGGGGACGTTGCTCCAGCCCATCGCTTTGCCTGACTTTGCCCGGCCGATTTTACCCATCGTCATACGTTCCTTGATTTGTTCTCTTTCAAGTTGTGCAAATACGGACAAAATCCCGATCATAGCTTTTCCAAAAGGTGTAGAGGTGTCAAAATTTTCTGATAAGCTTACAAAATCAACTTGGTTTGCCTGGAACACATCTTCGATCAAGTACAAGGTATCTTTTTGAGACCGTGACAAGCGGTCGAGTTTGTAAACCAGCACCAAATCAAAATCGCCTTGCTTTGCAGCAGCAATCATTTCACGAATCCCTGGCCGTTTGATGTTTGACCCGCTGAAACCGGGGTCAGAGTATTTATGAGTGATGGTCCAGTCTTTTAACTCGCAGTATTTCTCCAGTTTATCCTGCTGCTCTTGGATCGAGTAGCCTTCTTCGGCCTGTTCCAAGGTTGAAACTCTGGTATAGGTTGCTACTCTTAATTTTCTATAATTTGTCATAACGTTCCTTCCCGTTGTATAATGACAATACAACTTAATAAATCTCATCAAACTTATTACTAAAAGAGCCTATCCCTTGACCGAGTGGATAGGTTCTTTTTTTGCGTTACTGAATGTTGACTTTAAACTTAGCAGCTTTGTTGACTGAAACAAGCGGCTTGAACTGTAATTCGAAATCGCCCAGATTATCCGTGCCGAAGCCGGTGGTTACGTCCATCTCTTTACCAGCAGCAACTGAGTTGACCGTAGTCCCGCTGATCGGGTATGTATCCAGTTTGTTGTTGTCCGGACCGTAAACATCTAGGTCAGCACCGATTGGCAATTCATCCGAGCCATCGTTCTTAACATGGTAAACGACCTTCAAAACGTTCTTGAATTGCTTGTCGTTCATCTCGTTTCGCTCGTCTGTTTTCTCAACTGACTTAAGCGTATATACAACGTCACCGACCTTTACCGTATCGCCGACCTTGTAGAACTCGGTCTTCTTTGTGCTTGATTTCTTGGCTTTGGCGGTTGTCTTGTTGACTTTGGTACCGCCATTGTCACTGTCTCCACTGCCGCTACCTGCTACTGCACCGATGATGATAACCACCACAACAGCAATGATCCAGAAACAGCCTTTTTTATAAAAAGGTTTCTTCTCGACGTACGTTTTGCCGTTTTCATCCGTAATCTTCTTTGACATAAAACGTCCTCCTCTATATAGTAAGTTCGCAGCTTTTAATGACGTCACTTTTGGTCCTATATGTAAAAATTGCCTGCATCGTGTTATAATGACGATACAAGCAATGCTTTATTTACCTGTCATGGCTCTTTCCTGTCTGTTAGCCATGACAGGTATTTTTTTACAGTTCAGTAATGACCTGAACTGCTTTGCCTAAAATTTTTATTGGTGTTTTAGGCGTCACCATAATAGGATCATAATCTTTATTGTCAGGAGACAACACAAGCGTATCACTGATATATTTTACACGCTTTAGTGTGGCCTCGTTGGTATCCAACAATAACGCAGCGGCTATCTCATTCTTATCAACTATATCTTGCTGATGAATGAGAACTTTAGATCCAGGCTGAATAGTTGGAACCATGCTCGAACCTTCAGCAATCAAGAAAAAATATTCGTTTGGATCGTTCGATATAGAATCCTTTGGTATTGCAACATACTCCGATATGTTTTCTTCTACCAAGATTGGTTCTCCACAAGCTATGTTTCCTATTATAGGAACTTTTACAGTATCTACATGAGCTAACGTTTTAGTTAATCCTAATAGGTACTCTTCGCTTACTCCCAAGGCTTTTGCCATTGGTGTTATGTGTTCCAGCGGGAACTTATACCGCTTAAGGAGATATCTTGAAAGCGAACTGGAAGATATTCCAACTTCTTCGGCAAGACCATTTACGGTAAGGTTCTTGATAGCCATCTGCTTTGCTATCCTATCTACAATATCGTCGTTTGAGAAAAGCATTTTATCACCTCCCCTCCGACTACTACAGTATATCATATGCCGCTTCAAAAACGCAATATCCGCAACAAAAAAAGTGTTTTGGCGAAAAAAATAAAAAAAATGCGAAAAAAGGTATTGCAGTTTTGGGACAGAGGGTGTAACATTAAAAACGTCGAAAGGCAAAACCAAAAATAAAAAGAAGGGAGCTGGTTCAGATGCTTAACTTAAACGAGTTGAAAGCCGAGCGAATCCGAAGAGGCTACAGTGCCGAGGGTTTGGCTCAAAAAATGGGCCACCGCAAAGACTGGATTTACCGCCGAGAAAGCGGCCAAGCCACTTTGGGCGCGTATGAATTCATCGAGATTTGTCAAGCCATGGGTTGCACAGAAGAGGAAACATTCTCTCTTTTTGCCCGTTTGTCCCACAATTGGGACAAGAAAGGCGAAGATAATCTAATCCACCAATAGTGGGATGATTTGTTCTTTGACAATTGAATAGGAGGTGCCTATGGAAGAAACAATCATCTTGTTTCTGACCGTTCATAACATGACGGTGGCTGAATTAGCTGACCGGTACAAGGTTGACCACGAAACGCTGCTAAATGCGTTGAGTGGGAGGAACAAGAACATGAAGTCCGTTATTAAGCGAATAGCCATGGACATTAATGGAGGTGGCTAACGATGAAAGTCATTAACGTTGATAAAGATGGAAACATCATCAGCGACCTAGCCAAAGTTGTCTTGCCTCCCGATTTGCAGGAGGTCTTAAACAACGCGGTATCAAATTCAAAGGAGGAAATATAAATGGATAACGAAAAAGAACCGGTAGTACCGGTACCAGCTGGCGTTTTGGCGGCGCTTGAAGCGGTGTGCACGTTTGCGCATTGCAAGACGATTAACCACCACGAAATGTTGGAGGTAATCTCCGATTGCGCCGAAGAAGTCGAAGAGGGACTAAGCGGTACTATCAGCATGTTGTCGCTTGCGTACGTAATTTTTGAAACTGAAAAAGCACACGGCGAAAAAGCAGCGAAAAAGGTGACGAGCGAAATCCTTGGGAGAATTCAAGATAAGAAGAAAGAAGCTGTTGCACGATTTATCGCTGATACCATTGATGACTTCGAAAAAATGTATCGAGGTGATGAACAATGAACATCATTAAACAATTTAAATTGCGCAAGCTCAACAAGGAACGTGAACGCTTGCTCAATGAGTTTACGGTCGAAGATATCACGGTGCAGGGCGTTGGGCCGCTTGGAAAAAGCCTGAACAACGCCGCCAAACGAGCATGTTTGATGGACGGTTTGGAAAAACTGGACGCAAAGATCAAAGCAATCATGGAGGGATAAGAACATGGCTGGAATTAAAGCAACGGAAAATGGCTTGGGAATTCAAGCCGGCAAAATCACATTGGAAGGCCCGGAAACGGAATACGTCACGTTAGCGGCGGTCGAGTACGATCCTTACGAGGGCATGGATTGCGAAGGAAACGAAAAAGACAAGACGCTTGTCCGCTTGCCAGCATTCTGCCAACAAGTTGGCGAAGACGACAAGATCACGTTCAGCGGAAGACTTGACGTGGACACGAGGCCTGAAAGCGAGCCGTGGAACGCTCCCGAAGAATGGATCTGGACGGGGTACGTGCTTTCTAAAGCAACATACGAGGTTAGAGATCCTCGCTTGCACATGCTGCTGCTAGGATTTGACCAGAGCTTGACAAGTCTCCCCGTTGTCGAAACGAAAATTGAAGAGGTGAGGGTAGAAAACTAAACAAAAAACCGCCTTAAATAAGGCGGTAAAAAAATCTTGGGTTGCTTACATTATAGCACGAAATAGGAGGAAATAGAATGAACGATTTAACGTTAGAAAATTTATCAGTCAATTTCAAAGCCGGCACGATTGATTTTCCGCAAGCGGGAGAACTGAAGAAACTGGTTGCCAGCAAACTAGAACAAACAAAAGGCTTGGTTGCTACCGATGAAAGCATTAAAGCAACAAAGGCATCACGTGCTGAGGTCAACAAATTAAAAAAAGCAATCGGTGACGTCCGCAAAGAGTATAAAACGGCTTGGAACGCCCCGTTTGAACTCTTTGAATCAACGCTTAGAGGGCTTGAGAAAGACTGTGACGAAGCGTCACAAGAACTCAAGTTGACCATTGACGGGTTCGAGGAAACGCAAAGAGAAGAGCGCAAACAAAAGGTGCAAGCGCTCATTGAAGAAATGGCGCCCAATTACGGTGTCAAGCCTGAAGATCTGCCTATCGCTGACAAGTGGCTGCTCAAGTCAACGTCACAAAAGACAATCACGCAGGAAATCGGTGAACAGATGAAGACACTCGTCAACTTGTACAAAGAGCGTGACGAGATTGTTAAGAAGTGCATTAAGAGTGGTCTTGCACCGGCTCCGTACATTGAAATGCACGAAAACGGAACGTCATACATCGACGTTTCAAACAAAATTGAATCTGATCTGATCGACAAGGAAGAAACAGCCGACCGTTTCAAGCAGGCAAAACAAGCCGAAGTAGCGGAACAAAAAGCCGCTATGGTGGATATCGGAGACGGTCGCTTGGTTGATAAAAATGGCGAAGTCAAGCAAGAATTGCAGCTTGTCACATTTACACTCAAAGGCACTAAAGAACAGCTCGACAATGTGGCCCGTTTCTGCATCACGAACGGTGTAAAAGTGATCAAAGCAAGTGAAAGGGAGACGGTGATTGAATGAATTTTACTATCACAAACACCCGTAAAACGAAGCCTATGAAGGTTGTGCTGTACGGGGTTGAGGGCATCGGGAAGACTACTTTTGTCAGTCATTTTCCCAATCCGATCTTTATCGACACGGAAGGATCAACGGGCTTTATTGACGCCAAAAAGCTCCCCGATCCCGATAACTGGGCGATGCTTCTTGAAGAAATTGCTTTTATGGCACAGAATCCGCAGGGCAAAACACTGGTGATCGATACTGCCGATTGGGCAGAAGAGCTCGCCAAGCAACACTTGATGGCCAAGCACAAATGGCAGGCCATCGACCAGACGGATTACGGCACGAGATACGTTGCTTTGTCAAACGAGATCATCCGGCTCTTAAGAGGGCTTGAAATGGTCAAGAATGCAGGCATGAACGTTGTTTTAACGGCTCATGCCGTACAAAAGAAATTTGAATTGCCCGATCAGGTCGGCTCATTCGACCGCTATGTTCTCAAACTGGAAAAGAGGGATGCGGCACTGATCAAGGAATGGTGCGACATGCTCTTATTCGCCAACTACAAAACAACCGTAGTAGCAAGCGGAAGCGGGTCGAAGAAGGCAACGGGTGGCCAACGTGTCATGTATACAACGCACATGCCCGCCTGGGATGCAAAAAACCGGCTCGGGTTGCCGGACGAATTGCCGTTTGAATACGGTGCAATCAAAGATAAATTCTTAGCGGCAACTGAAGGGGCGCAAGCAAAACCGCAAACAAACGGTTATCCGTACAGTTATCCGTCAAGCGTGCCGCAAAAAGTCGTTGAGCTGGCTTCCCAATCGGGCTTAAACCCTAATAGCATTATGGCAATCGTCTACAACGGCAAATTCATGCCCGAGGGAACGTCAATCGAAGCAGTGCCTACACAACTATGGGAACATATAGCCGACAACTGGCAGGTGGCCTTGAGTTTGGCTAAATAAGGAGGACTAAATTATGGAAAAATTGGATATCGAAGATTTGGCCGCAAACATCACGAAGTTTACGGTCGACAAGAACGGCAACGTGCAGATTGCGCTTGAAGCATACAGCTCGGACGTTAATCTGGAAAATCTGAAAGCGTTGAAGGATCTGGATATCTTCGTAACAATAAGGAGGACAACAATATGATGAACAACATGATGAACAACAATAACTTTAACAACAGCGCAAACGGTATGGACAACGAATTTTTGAGCTGGGATGGCTCATTCGTCGCGGAAGAATCCCAATTCACAACGCTCAAAGACGGTGACTATCCGTTTGAAGTAACGAAGATCGAGCGCAAAATGTACGATGGCAATTCGCAGAAGATCCCGAACGGCGCGCCTTACGCTGAAGTATCACTCCGGTTCAACGGTGGCGAACAAGGCAACACCACGGTAACTGAACGGCTTTATCTGCTCAAATCGCTTGCGTGGAAGTTAACCGAGTTCTTCGGATCAATCGGCCAGGCTCCAGTAGTCGGTCAGCCGTTCAAACCTAACTGGAATGCAGCGGTCGGTTCGCATGGCGTTGCAACGCTGACTATCCACAAATACACAAGCCGTGACGGTCAAGAGCGTTCAAACAATCAGGTGAAGAAGTTCAAAAAAGGCGGCCAGCCACCACAAGCGCCAGTGCAACCCGTTCAACCGCAACAGGCACCGCAACAACAAGCGCCGCAAGGGTATCAGCAACCTCAACAACCGGTACAACAACCGGTGCAACCGCAACAGGCGCCAAATAACGATTTCTTTCCAGGAGCATTCTAAACGGGAAAAGAAAGAAGTGAAATAAATGAAAGAAGTGAAACTGAGACCGTACCAAGAGCAATCAAGAGAAGCGGTTGAAAAGGAATGGCAAGAAGGGCACAAGAAAACCCTGCTTGTTCTTCCGACGGGTACGGGCAAAACGGTCGTTTTCTCAAAAATTATTGAAGATCAGGTTAAACTCGGCGACAGATGCTTGATCCTTGCTCACCGTGGAGAATTGCTTGAGCAAGCAAGCGACAAGCTGCTCAAAGCTACAGGGCTCAAAACGGCGACCGAAAAGGCCGAACAGACAAGCCTTGGAACTCAAGCAAAAGTTGTTGTCGGCAGCGTTCAAACACTTCAACAAGAAAAGCGATTAGCCAAATTCGAACCTGAGCACTTTAACACTATTGTTGTCGACGAAGCTCACCACTGCATCAGCAGCGGCTATCAAAAAGTGCTTGGACATTTCCCTAATGCAAAAGTGCTGGGCGTTACGGCGACGCCGGACAGGGGCGACATGAAGAACCTCGGTGAATATTTTGAAAGCATGGCCTATGAATACAGCTTAAACGACGCTATTCGTGAAGGCTATTTATCGCCGATTAAAGCCTTGACTATCCCCCTTAAGGTTGACTTAAGCGAGGTCAAGCAGCAAGCCGGAGATTTTTCAACAAGCGATCTTGATACGGCGTTAGATCCATATTTGGAGCAGATTGCAGATGAGATGGTCAAATACTGTGCAAACAGAAAAACGGTGGTGTTCCTGCCGCTCGTCAAAACGTCGCAGAAGTTCAGGGACATCTTGAACAAAAAAGGTTTGAAGGCTGCCGAGGTAAACGGGGCATCTGCTGACCGTGAAGAAGTGCTCAAGGATTTTGAAGAAGACAAGTACAACGTCTTATGCAATTCAATGTTGCTGACTGAAGGTTGGGACTGTCCAAGCGTTGATTGCGTGGTAGTCTTGCGCCCTACAAAAGTAAGAGGCTTGTATAGCCAGATGGTCGGACGCGGTACTCGATTAGCCCCCGGCAAGAAAGAGCTGCTGCTGCTTGACTTCCTTTGGCACACCGAAAATATGGAGCTTTGCCATCCGGCCAACTTAATCTGCAAGAATGCAGAAACGGCCAAGAAGATGACCGAGAACCTGGAAGATGCCGCAGGACAAGCAGTGGATATCGAAGACGCTGAAGAACAGGCAGAAAAAGATGTTGTCAGAGAGCGAGAGAACGCACTGGCTGAAAAACTGGAAGCATGCAAAAAACGCAAGCGAAAACTCGTTGATCCGCTTCAATTTGAAATGTCGATTCAAGCGGAAGATTTGAGTAGTTACGTGCCGACATTTGGTTGGGAAATGGGACCGCCTACTCAAAAACAGAAAGCTGCATTGGAACGCTTAGGCATTTTGCCTGATGAAATCGAGAACGCGGGCAAGGCCAAACTGATTCTTGATCGCCTGCATAAGCGAGCCGTAACGGGGCTGACCACACCTAAACAAATTCGTTGTTTGGAAAATTACGGGTTCAGACACGTAGGCAACTGGCAATTTAAAGAAGCAAGCAACATGATTACACGCATTGCAGCTAACGGCTGGAAAGTGCCACACAAGGTCAATGCTCATACGTATCAACCGTTGAGCATTGCGGCAACCGACCTCGACCAGTATCTCGGATGGGATGACATAATCCCAGTTTAAAAAGGCAGCACGGGCGGCGGCGCTTATCGGGGTTCGATCCCCCGACCGTGCATTATCACACCAAAAGGAGGATAAAAATGAAAGAGTTTGATTTGCTGCCACTGCTCGACTACATCGACCCGGCAACGCTTGATTATACCGAGTGGGTGCAGGTCGGCATGGCTCTTAAACATGAAGAATATGATGAAACCGACTGGGACGCATGGTCGCAAAGAGACGGAGCCCGGTATCATGATGGCGAATGCGAGAAGAAGTGGCAGACATTTGACGACGAAGGCTCGATCGTAACAGGGGCAACAATTACGCAGATGGCGAAAAACAATGGTTGGCAAGGAGGGATGAAAAAGGAAAACCAAGAAGCGTTTGGGTGGGATGATTCGTTCGAGGCAGAGGAACGCTTTAACCCGACGATTGATAAGGACTATAAACTTATCGACACTGCATACATGAGCGGTGAAGAAATCAAGCCACCAGCGAATTGGAACCCGGCACAACAGATTACCGAGTTCTTAAATGTGGTATTTGATCCCGGTGATATTGTCGGGTTTGTCACAACGGCCTATGAACACGAAAAAGATGGCCACGTTAAATACGTGCCCGGTGGTCAAGGAATTTATACGAGAACAGCAGGGGACATCACGGATGCGCTTAGGAGAAACGGCGGAGACGTCGGAGCTGTCATGGGGGATCCGGATAAAAATGCGGGAGCATGGATCAGGCTCAATCCGCTTGACGGAAACGGGGTCAAAAATGACAACGTGGCGGAATTCAAGTACGCATTAGTGGAGTCGGATTCAATCCCCGTTCAGCTGCAAAACGAGATTTATCATAAATTAGAGTTGCCGATTGCGGCGCTGACCTTTACCGGCGGGAAATCGCTCCATGCAATCGTCAAGGTGGATGCCAAGAATTATCCACAATACAAAGAACGGGTCGATTATCTGTATGACATCATGCAGAAGAACGGGCTCAAGATCGACAAGCAAAACAAGAACCCGTCACGCTTGACCCGTCTTCCCGGATTTGAACGAGGAAACAAGAAACAGTTTCTTGTCGCAACGAGCATTGGCAAAGCAAACTGGGATGAATGGCAAGAATATGTTGAAGATTTGAATGACAATCTGCCAGACATTGAGAATTTGGAAGGATTGTTTGACAAACCAATCGAACTTGCTCCGGAACTTATCCAAGGTGTGCTAAGACAGGGGCATAAAATGCTGATTGCGGGTCCGTCAAAAGCCGGCAAGAGTTTTCTCTTAATCAACCTCGTTTTGTCAATTGCAAACGGCAAAGAGTGGCTAGGCTTTAAATGCACTCAAGGCAAGGTCCTATACGTCAATTTGGAGCTTGACGGACGGTCGGCTAAGCAACGCTTCGTAGACATCTGCAACACGCTAGGGTATGACCACCGAAACATTGCCAACGTGGATATCTGGAACTTGCGCGGTAAAACAAGCCCTATGGACAAACTGGCGCCTAAGCTCATCAGACGTGCCAAGGACGCCCACTACATCGCAATCGTGATTGACCCGATTTACAAAGTGCTGACGGGAGACGAGAACAACGCTCATGACATGGCGGACTTTGTGAACCAGTTCGACCGGATAGCCACCGAATTAGATTGCGCGGTCATTTACGCTCACCACCATTCAAAAGGTGCGCAGGGGGGCAAGTCGTCAATCGACCGTTCGTCAGGATCCGGTGTTTTTGCCCGTGACCCTGACGCAATCCTTGACCTGATCCAGCTACCCATTGATGAGGCAAGATATGACGCGTTGGAAAATAGGACCGCCTGCCGAACGTTTTATCAGACAATTGCTAAATACCGCCCCGATTATCTCAACCAGATCAGCGAAAGCGACATGTTAGACAAGCAGCGCATGGGGCATCATGTCATGGTATCCATCAACAGGGCGATACCGAACTATGAGGATGTGCTCAAGGAAAACTCTCAGCGTATGCATCAAGCGGTAGACAACGCACGCAGCGAAACGGCGTGGCGAGTTGAGGGCACTCTTCGTGAATTCCCGAAGTTCAAGCCAGTTAACGTCTGGTTCGAGTATCCGGTACACACGATCGATACAAGCCTTGATGATATCGAGTTGGAAACGGCGGGGAACAACAGTTGGAAACAGTCGGTCAAAAAGTCCAACGAGAAAAAAGCACAAAAATCACAATTTGAATTGGAAGAAGCATTTAACATTTTAAGCGAAGACGGTGGACCAATTGAGATTACCGCAGTGGGCGATTACTTGGAAATTCAAAAGCCGAACGTATACCGTCGTATAAAAAAGAGCGAAAAATTTGAAGCGTCCGATGGAATGATGTTCAAAAAAGAGGGTGAAGATAATTTATATTGATTCTAAGATTAAAGAACTTTTAATATTGCTTTAATTGTTGTATCAGGCTTTATCACACCGTATCAAGCTATTAGAATGATACCGTATCACTCTTGTATCACTCTTGAGTGTGATACAGGTTAGAAATGCTTCTGTCTCTAGCCTCGTATCACTCTATCCTGAAAGGAGAGTGATACGGCTAGGAAGAAGAGGGTGTGATACGGTGGAAAATTAAAAAAATTTTTAAAAGGTGTGATACAACATTGAACGTATGTTTGTGTAGGTGTTCGAGAAAATGAATTTTAATTTTTAAGAGGGTAACCGCCCAGTCTTGAAAGTGGTCAACTGAAGGAAAGAAAGAGGACGGAAGGTATACCAATTTGAAGGGGTGGTCAGATGGATTGGAAAGCATTCTTTGCAGATCTGGAAAAGTGGATGCAGGCAAGCAACGTCATGGTACGCCGATGCGGAGGCCTGAACGAGAATTATTTTGAGTGGTTAGTGCAGACACTGAACGTTATTTACGAGAGATATCCAAGCGCACTTGCCAGACGTTTTCTGTTTGACGTTATGGACGTTCAGGAAGAGCAGCTGAAGGAGGTGGTCAAATGAAATTCAAGAAAGTTAACGGCGGTTGCCTGGTGCTGATTGCATTGAGCGTTTGGTTTGGTTCCATCTGGCTCTTGTGCCGGTGGTTGGTAGGGGGATGAAAGTTTTAAACTGACGCACAAATCAGAATCACACGCAGAAAAGGAGGAAGAATAAATGATGTTTAAAATCACGTGCGCCGCATACTGCATTAATCCCCGCAACCAGCTCGGAGATTACCGCTTGGAAATTAAACCACAGTATTTGAAGGGCAAAAGCGGGTTTTTCAACGCTGTAGAAATTAAAGCAAGGGCTCTTTCTGCAGCCAAAAATGGAGTTATCAACGTCTGGACTGAGCACAACAGAACTCAAGTCCCCGACATTTCTGTTTGTGCCGATGATATGCTTGCAATCAAACTGATTGAGGAGGAAGAGGGATGAAAAAAGAAGTAGAAGTTAAAACAACAATTGGCGAATTAGTAGGCTATTTTGACGGATTTTATCTTATTGACAAAGGGGAAGAAGGAACTTGGCTGACTGAAGAGGAGTACGAAACGGTGAAGTATCCTGAGCTGAACCCGCTTGAGGCAAAGCAGTATGAGATATTGATGCACAAAAAAGATAAGGTTGAGGCACTGATCGAGCTGATGTATGACGTTATCGGATTTGACGAAGAAAACTTCAAACCGTTTCCTTGCGAAGCGGCTAAAGAACAGTACTACCGTTTAGTCGAAGCAATCGTTAAAGGGGGCTATAACGATTGAGGGTGCAGGCACAATCGCATTTTGCGAAGAAAGTAGAGCTTGACGGATACCGGTTTGATTCTCAAAAAGAAGCGGCATTCTATGAACGTTACGTCAAGCCAAGCGGTTACAAGTTTGAGTGCCAAAAGAATTTCGTTTTGATGGATAAGTATGAGGGGTTAGGCGTGGTCAACCTCAAGAGGACGGCGTACAGAGCCGACTTCGTAATCTATAACGAAGACGGGACCCCGAAGCATGTGTATGACGTTAAGAACGGGTTCTCTGATTACGCAATCGATAAAAGAGCCAAGCTCAAGTTTGCCATGTTTGCTCGCCTGTACGGTTTGCCGGTTGAAGTGGTGGTTATCAGAACGCATGACTTTAAAGTGACTATTACGGGAGCAACCAAAAAACTGGAACCCGTGATCAGAACCGACGTAAGTTACGATTGGCAGGATATCGTTAAAACGTCATAACAGGCGATTAGACCCAATGTTATTTAGAAAGGAACGGTGAGCGTATGAACATTACGGAAGCGGTAAATATGATTCTCAAACGTTATCCCGATTATGGTTATGAAATTTTCTTAGACTTGAACAAAATAAAAGATGACAATTTGCAGGAAGCGGTACGGTTCATCGCAAGCATGAGGAGACACTATCACACGAACCCCAAGCGTTCTCGGAAAATCAATCGGGAAACGCTTAAGGATATGATTAAAAAAGGTTACACCTACAAGGGTATCGCCAGAGAAACGGGGGTGACAGAATCGACCGTCGGAAAAAAGGTTTCTGATTACGGCTTAAAAAGACTTTATCATCAAATGCACCCTTATGTGTGCCCCCCGGGCATAAAGCCTGGTGTGCAAGTGATTTGCTTGAACATTGAAACGGGCGAACAAAAAACGTTTAGTTCTATAAATAAAGCGGAAAAAGCTTTTTGGTTCAGAGTAGGCTACCTCAGGGACAGAACCAAGGACGGCAGATGTTATATAGAAAACGGCTGGGAGTTCAGGCGGGGTGATTGAATGCTGCTCACGGATTACTTTTTTAAGGAAATTGAAACGTACAAAAAAGGCCAGGTCAGACAGGTCACGTATAACAAATATCGCTCAAACGGGCAATTTTTGATTGAAAATTTTTCTGATCTAGTTTTATCGAAAATGACCGCAGATGACTACCAGCAAATTTTGAATAAGTACGGCGAAAAGCGGGAAAAAGCAACGATTACCGATTTTCATCATCAGTTAGCATGGGCACTTAAACGAGCGTATAACGTGGACGGGTTGTTAAAACGCGACGTTACTTTTGACGCTAAAATCCCTCAAGGCAAAAAGCCAGGCAAGAAAAAGCAGAAGTTCATGGAAATTGAAGACATGAAAAGACTGATTCAAGAACTCAAGCATGAAAACACACCCGAGGCAAATTTTTTCTTGATTTTGCTAAAGACCGGTTTGAGATTTGCCGAAGCGTTGGGCATCACGCTTAATGATGTCGACTTTGAGAAGAAAACGATAAACATAAATAAGACATTGGATTATAAAGGGAGCCGGAAAGGGACTAGAATTTTTGCTCCGACTAAAAACAAATACTCAATTAGAACAATTATCGTAGATGATGCGGTTTTGTACATGCTGTGGAAAAACGCGAAGGGCGCTGAGCCGGACGAGAGCATCTTTTTCAGGCTTAAGGGTTTTCAATTTAACTCGACGCTTAACAATAGGCTTAAGCGAGTTTGTCGAAAAGCGGGAGTTCCTGAAATCACGCTGCACAGCCTGAGGCATGAGCACGCAACATATTTGGTGTCGCAGGGGATCAGCAGCATGGCGGTAGCCGAGCGGTTAGGGCATGCAGACGATTCCGTTACAAGGGCCGTGTATATCCATCGTTTAGAAACGGAAAAAGCACGGGATAACGAAGAAATAGCGCAAAAAATTGCGAATTTGTGAGGTGGATAATGGTAAAATTTGATGTCAAAACTGTAAATGGTTTGTTGGGAATTGACGATGCATTCAAGGCGCCCAGCAGATTGATGGAGATTTTGTCCGAAAGAGAAGAACGCGAGAAGTTGTTTAGAAATTTTCTAAAAATTGACACCAATTTAGAGTACGACTGGTTTCATGAATATTTTGAAACAGAGCAAGCCGAAAGAAAATCGAAGAAGCAAGATTTTACGCCTAATACAGTCGCTAAGTTGGCCAATTCGATTGCTTGCGAACCGGGGCAGACTGATTATTATGAGATGGCAGCGGGCACTGGAGGAATGATGATCGCTCGCTGGGTCTATAATGTCAAAGAAGATCCGGCATTTACAGGCAAAAGAAAAGACACTATGGCCAACGACATTCTAACGTCTAGCATTTTCACGTATGATCCGCAAGCGTACTGGTATCATCTTGAAGAACTGTCGGACAGGGCAATTCCTTTTTTACTGTTCAATGCAGCTATTCGGGGAATAAATGCGGTGGTTATTCAATGTGATTCGTTGAGCAGGAAAGCAAAACGGGCATTTTACGTAAAGAGTGACAACTACAATTTTCTGGCGTTTTCCAATATTTTGGAGATTCCTAAAACTGATGACTTCGCAAAATTCTTAAACGTGGAGTGGGAGTGATGTTATGCGTACTATATCGACAGACAACGAGTTTCGGCAAAACAAAGCGTTTTTAATCCGCTATCGGATTTTAAACGAGAAAATCAAAAGACTGGAAAATAAGCTGGCACAGATAGACAACGATATCATATCGCTCAAATCGCCAGTGAGCGACGGTATGCCGAAAGCATCCGTCCGTATCACGCTTGACGATAAGCTGATACAACGTGACGAGCTGGAAGGCAAAATCAACACGTTGTTGACGCATGCTAGAAAAAACCGGTCGGACATATCCCGATGCATCGACGCGTTGGATAATCAAAGACAAGCTGAGGTGTTAGACAAATACTATATCGGCGGTATACCTCTTGAAAGTATTGCGTATGAGATGAATTACACGCTGAGTTATATCACGAAACTGTACGTCGGCGGAACAAAATCAATCGTCATAAAATAGTGTATAATCGTTGCATAATCAGTGTATAATCGGTAACGTTAGAATCATGATAAAGTGTAAGGTGTTAAAGAGTACGGAGTTGTCCGTACTCTTTTTATTTTATCCTCAGTTTAGAAAGAGAGGCGGTGGTATATGTGACTGGAAAGAAGAAAAAACTGACGGCTAAGCAAAGTACGTTTATTGACGCCTATCTGGGCGAAGCTAAAATGAACGCTGCTCAAGCTGCACGCATTGCCGGCTATAAGCATCCCGAAACTCAAGGGGCTGAAAACTTGCGAAAACTTAGGCCGTGGATCGATAAGGTTATGAACGAGCGCCACAGTAACGCCATCGCAACTCAAAAAGAAGTACAAGAGTTTTTTACGTCTGTATTGCGTGGCGAGGTCAAAGAAGAAGTCGTATCAAGCAACGGTTTGGTTTTAGAAGTGCCGGCAAGCACTAAAGACCGGCTCAAAGCGGCAGAATGCATGGGCAGAGCGTATGGCATGTTCACCGAACGCAAAGAAATCAGCGGAAATCTCAACATCGAAATTGGAATGGGTGATTATGATGAAGACGACTAGTGAACAATGGAAAAGGATAAAAGGCCATCCCCGTTATTTAGTTAGTAATTACGGGAATGTTTATAGCGAGTATAAAAACGGCTTGTTAAAACAAATGAAGGACGCCTATGGCTATGCTCAAGTTAACTTGAACCGCCATCCTAAGAAAGTGCATCGCTTAGTAGCAGAAGCTTTCATCCCTAATCCTGAAGAGCTGCCTGAAGTGAACCATAAGGACGAAGATAAAAGCAACAATCGGATTGATAACCTTGAATGGTGCACCAGCAAATACAACATGAATTATGGAAATGTAAAGGGAAGATCATTCCTTTCTCAACAACTGCATAATACTTGGAAAATATATCAATACGATTTAAACGGAAACTTAGTTAAAATATGGGATTCAGCACGGGAAGCAGACAGAAATGGATTTAATCGCAGAAGCATATGTCGTTGTTGTGATGGCGAGATCAAATCTTTCAAAGGATATGTATGGTCAAGACAAAAGAAGGTGATGCCATGCCAAACATCAATTTAAATTTTCCGAAACCAAATAAAGTTTTTAACAAGCAAATCTTTGACAACTTATTTGACTACAGTCATTTCATTGAGGTTTGGTATTGACTTATGGCGGTGCATCGTCGGGGAAGTCCCACGGCGTCGTGCAGAAGGTTGTACTCAAGGCACTCAAGAAATGGCCGTACCCGCGCAAGATACTATGGTTACGCAAAGTTGACCGCACGATTAAGGATTCAATCTTTGCTGATGTTCTCGACTGTTTGTCAACATGGCGGCTGCTGCCACTCTGCAAAGTAAATAAGTCAGACCGCACGATTAATTTACCTAATGGTGCGGTTTTTCTTTTTAAAGGAATGGACGACCCGGAAAAAATCAAATCAATCAAAGGCTTGTCGGATGTGGTCATGGAAGAAGCGTCCGAATTTACGCTTGACGATTACACACAGTTGACGTTGCGTTTGCGTGAACCTAAGCACAAAAACCGGCAACTGTTTTGTATGTTTAACCCGGTTTCCAAAGTCAACTGGACGTACAAGCAATGGTTTGCGCCTGACGCTGAATACGACCCGTCACGCGTTGCCGTGCATCACAGTACGTACAAGGACAACCGTTTTCTTGACGCAGACAACATTGCGACGATTGAAGCGCTCAAGAAAAGCAACCCTGCATATTACAAAATCTACACGTTAGGTGAGTTTGCGACGCTTGACAAGCTCGTTTTCCCGACGTTTGAACGCAGGCGTCTGCATCCCGACAAGCTGACGCAGTACCCGTCTCTGTTTGGCCTTGACTTTGGTTATATCAACGATCCGTCGGTTTTTATTCACGTTAAAGCTGATGTCAAAGGCAAACGGTTATACGTGCTTGAGGAGTACGCCAAAAAAGGCATGCTCAACAATGAGATAGCCGAGATTATCAAGCGGCTAGGCTACAGTAAAGAAATCATTACGGCTGATGCTGCTGAAAAGAAATCCATTGCCGAAATCAAGCGGTGTGGAATTGCTAGAATCAAGCCGGCAAAGAAAGGCCCCGATAGCATTATTCAGGGCATCGGCTTTCTGCAGCAGTTTGAATGGGTAGTCGATGACAGGTGTGTCAAGACAATCGAAGAACTGGAAAACTATACCTACCAGAAAGACCGACAAACAAACGAGTATATCAACAAGCCGGTTGATTCTTACAACCACTGTATTGACGCCATCAGATACGCTGTTGAACCAATCAACGGTAGTGGAGCGCCAAAAGCAGTGGGCATGCGCAATATTTTTATTTAAGGGAGGTGAGAGAGTGGCAGAATTATACAGATTAGAAAACGGCATTTTGATTTATCCACAGAATGTGGAAATCACGCCCGCAGTTATCCACAATGTGGTATATGGTGCCGGTGTCTTAGGCAGTGCAGCAACGGGGCTGACGGATTACAAGGCCAAAATGCGCATGTATCTTGGCGACCATGACATTTTGCATAAGCCGGCTGATATGCAGCGCACTGGTCCGGATAACAGATTGGTGGCAAATGTGGCCAACTATCTTGTTGACACGTACAACGGCTATTTTATGGGCATTCCGCCTAAAATCACGCTTGATAACGAGCAGCAAAACGATTGGCTGCAAGACTGGAACGATACCAATTCTTTTCAGGACAAGCTCAACGAGATCAGCAAGCAATGCGACATTTACGGCCGTTCATATGCCCTTGTTTATCAAGACGAAGACGGTTATACGTGCTTGACAGTTATCCCACCAACCGACGGCGTGATGATCTATGATGACACGATTAATCATAGTCGGCTTGCTTTCGTCCGTCATTGGTCAACGCAGGGCGACCAGGGCACGCAGAATATGGCCGAAGTGTACACGGCAGACACCATCACCACGTACAGTGATAGCCGCGCAATTGATGAACGTCCGAATATCTATGGACTGGTGCCGGCGGTCGAATTTTTTGACAACGAGGAAAGGCTAGGTTTGTGCGACAACGTGGCAACACTAATCAATGAACTTAACGATACGTTGTCGAGCAAACAGAATCAGATCGAGTATTTTGACAATGCGTATTTATCAGTATTGGGGCTTAATCTGGACGCAGACGGTGACGGTTTGCCGGATATCGACTTACGAACACAGCGCATGATTTATAGTCCCGATGCCGACGCGGTTAATGCAAAGATTGAGTTCCTGGCAAAGCCCGATGCGGACGGCATGCAGGAACATCAAATCGACAGGCTGACCAACTTGATTTACCAAATCGCCAAGGTGCCTAATCCTAATGACGATAGCTTTAGCGGCAATGCAAGCGGTGTGGCCATGCAATATAAGATGTTGTCGATGCAGAATATGGCGGCAAGTAAAGAACGTAAATTTACGCGTTCGTTGCGCAAGTTGTATCGGGCGGTCTTCAGCTTGACCAACTGGCCCGACGCATGGCGCGACCTTAAATTCAAGTTCAACCGCAACTTGCCTAACAATCTGAGCGAAGAGGTTACGGACGCTAAGAACCTTGAGGGCGTGGTAAGCAAGGAAACTCAACTGTCTGTTTTGTCTATCGTTGATGACCCTAAAGCGGAAATTGACCGCATGGATAAAGAAGATGAGCAGAAAATGCAGACGGCCATCAGCGTTGTCGATATGCAGCGTGGCCAAGACATAGGCGGTGACGAAGATGAGCAACAAGACGTATTGGAACAACAGAGATAAAGCCCGCTTCGAGTATATCCGTCAGAATTTGGCTGATGACAAGGCTTTTAATGCGAGCCTTGAAAAGTACTATCAGCGCACAATAGACGCAATTAACAGGGATATCCAAAGTGAGCTGCAAAGCTTTGCTACCCGTGACGGGGTGAGCCTGGCCGAAGCACGCAAGAAGGTATCCAAGGCTGACGTAAGACAATTTGAGGCGGAAGCTGAAAAGGTAGTCAAAGAAGCCGACAAAATGCGCAAAAAGGGCAAGCGTGTAAGCTATTCCGACTTTTCAGATGAAGTCAACGAACGCATGCGATTGTACAACGTGACCATGCGCATTAATCGGCTTGAATACCTTAAGTCGCTTATCGGTGTGCGACTGGTTGAGTTAGGTGTAGATATCAACAATGAGCTTAACGTCAAGCTTGACGAGGACACGCGCAAGGAGTTTGAGCGCCAGTCGGGTATCTTGGCAGGTGCCGGCATGGCTGACGCAATGGACTGGTGGACTGAGGAGAACGTCCAGAAAATCATCATGAGCAATACGCGCAGTGCCAACTTCTCAACTCGAATTTGGTCAAATATTGACGTACTCAAATCAGAGTTGGAAAAACAGTTATCAAGGGTGCTGATCAGCGGCGAGAACCCCAAAGCAACTGCCAAAGAGTTTTACAAACATATGACCAAAGACGTCGGCAACATGAGAGCTGCCGCAGAAAGAATAGCACGTACCGAATCGGCACGCTGTCAAACGCAAGCTACTTTAGAATCATTCAAACGATATGACGTAAAGTATTGCAGATGGATTGCCGAACCGAGGGCGTGCGTCAAATGCAAGGAGATTGCATCCCACGATAGCGGCCATGGCGAGGGCGTATATCTTATTAAAAGCGTGCCCGAATTGCCGCAACATCCTAACTGCCGGTGTGCGTTGTCTGCACACTGGGCAGATGAAGATAAGCAAAATGCTGCTAAGCCTGATAAGGCTGATAAGATGAATATATTTAATGATCGATTAAGCCGAGCATTCGAAAGTAAATTCGGCAACAAGGACGCTCAAACAATCATTACAGATATTAATAATATAATCAGTAAAGCGCCGAAGAATATTAAACGAATGTTCGAGAAACATTCATCTAAATTTGATGTTACTTTCGGCAGAAACTCTTACTATTCACCGAGGGAAGATAGAGTATCATTAATCAAAGACGGCTTAAATTTTGAAAACGCTGATGATTATTATCAGAAAAAATATGATGTATTCTTTCACGAGTTCGGGCACTTTATAGACGGGCACGGGCTAGGTCGCAGATTTTATGACTTACCGAGTCAAGATCTTAGCTATTACATTGATGATGATATAGAAAAACTTATTAGTGATCGTATCGATAAAGTAGAGTTAAAGCAAGAGGGAAGCCCTACCAATGGTTATGCAAGGATCAACGGAATTAACTACAGGCTTAAGAAGAACGGCGACTTGACCAAAGCCGCCGAGAATAAACTTGCTAAGTATAAGCGAAAGCAAGCGTTACAGATGGCGGTCAATGAAGTTCGAGATAAGTATTCTAACAGGCAGAGTTATTGTGATTTTTCTGATATAATAGGTGGTGCTAAAATACTTGATACTACTTACCCGTTGGGAGTAGGACACCCAGAAGCATACTGGAATCAAACCATGAGAAGCGCCGAGTTCTTTGCGGAAGCTACTTCGGCAACTATCAACAACCCCGAATCTTTGGAAATTTTGAAAGCAAACTTTCCGAAAGCATATGCACAGTATGAAAAAATAGTGGAGGAGATTGCTAATTATGAAGATTGATGAAATGATGGAAACCTATAAGGGTTTTCCTGATGATGAGTATAAGTTAATCAAGAAATATGTAACAAAGTTTAAAGACTTTTACCCAGTTTATGGGCCTTGCAATTCTGAAATCATTAATTATTGTATAGATCATGGATTAAAAATTGATGATCTATCAAGAAATGACGAAATTTACAAGAAGTATTTTGATGGTAAATTCTTTTAATACGAGGTGATTGTATGAGAGTAAGAAAAAAGCCGATTGTCCTTAAGGCAGAACGAGCAACAGAAAAGGGTAGCATTGAAACTTTTGAAGGCACAATGTATTATCATAAAGGCGATTACATTTTAACTGGGATTCAAGGCGAAAGGTATCCAGTAAAAAAAGAAATTTTTGAAAAAACATATGAGATTTTAGACGACTAGTGATAGCCGTCTTTTTTATGCCCTTTTTCCTGTTTGCAGGGCAAAAAGAACAACTGAGTAAAACAAGGCTCCCAAGCCAGAAAATGCGAGGTAGAAAAATATGGAAAACGAAAATCAAGTAGCTGAAACAACGGAAGAAACCAAGGCAACTGAACCGGTCGCTGACGAGCAAGCGGAAAAAGAAGCCAAGGTTGATTCTGACGCGGTTGTCAAAAAGCTTCAAAAGCGCATTGGAGCAGAACAGTCGAAGAAAAACAGTTACAAAGAACAGCTGGACAACGCTTTGAAGGAAATCGAAAAGCTCAAGTCCGGCAAATCAGTTAAAACACTGTCTGACGAAGACAGGGCCAAAAAAGATGTTGACGAAAAAGACAAGGAAATCGCGGCTTTGAAGAGCCAGATCGCCCGCAGACAAACGCTTGATGATACTGATCAGGTGTTGCGAGAAAACGGATTAGTTGTTCCTTCAGACGTCTTGAATTTCCTTGTTTCTGATGACGCGGATAACACTTATTCAAACGTCAAGGCTTTTATTGACTACACGGAAACGGTCAAAGATTCCGTGCGTGAAGAGTTTAAAAAAGGCAGAACGCCAAGGGTCTCCGGCACAACGACAAAGGCCGTCAGTCAACAAGATTTTGACGGTATGACGCAAAAAGAACGCGTCGCTTTGTTCCGCTCAGACCCCGAACTTTTTAGAAAACTAACTACTGGAGGTAGATAACTATGGCTGACACAATTACTCAAATTGCGGACCTCATCAATCCTGAGGTTAACGCTCCTATCATTTCTTATGCACTCGAAAAAGCTTTACGCTTTACACCGCTGGCAAAAGTAGATACCACGCTTGAAAACTCTCCCGGCAGCACACTTAAGATGTCGAAGTTCACCTACATTGGCGATGCCAAAGACGTTGCCGAAGGTGCAGCGATCCCGCTCGACAAGCTCGGCACAAAGACGGCATCCGTTACCGTCAAGAAAGCAGCCAAAGGTACGCAAATCACTGATGAAGCAGTACTTAACGGATATGGTGATCCGGTCGGCGAATCCAACAATCAGCTTGCTCTTGCACTGGCCAACAAGATTGACGATGATTTGCTTGCTGCTGCTAAGACAGGCAAGCAGAAAACAACAATCGAGGCAACCGTAGATGGCTTGCTTGACGCAATCAACACGTTTACCGACGATTCAGACGAATCTCCGCTCGTTTTGGTCACATCGCCTAAAGTTGTCACCGCAATCCTTCGAGATGCGCAGAAAAACCAAATCGGCTCCGATATCGGCGCAGATGCCGTTATCCACAACACCAAGTACACCGTGGAAGGTGTGCAGCTCGTTGCTACTAACAAGTTAGGCGCAACTGAAGGCATTTTGCTTAAGGTCAACCCTACAACACCACCGCTCAAACTGATTATGAAGCGCGGTGTACAGGTTGAAACAGACCGCAACATCATCAACAAGACAACGGTTATCACGGCTGACGAACATTACGCTGCATACCTTTACGATGATTCTAAAGTGGTCGTTGTGACGTTCAAGGCGGCAGCTGCATCACCGCAAGTGTAGGAGGCTAGGCAATGAACAACGTGATCGATTTAGCGGAACTTAAAACCATGCTTGGCTTGGCTGACGATACTCGTGACGCGTTGCTCAATCTTATCATCAAAACCACCGTGCAAGCCTTGCGTTTCAAGCTTGCTCTTGTATCATCTGAGCCTTTTCCAAGCGATTTGAGCTATATCGCCCTTGAGGTATGCGTCAAGCGGTTCAATCGATTAAAAAACGAGGGCATGACGTCGTATTCACAAGAGGGAGAATCAATCACGTTCAACAGCAACGATTTTGATGATTTCCAAAGCGACATTGACGCGTGGAAAGAACGCAACGGCAAAAATGCACAAACACTGGGGCGAGGGTGTTTCTTCGACCCGTATAAAAAGCGAGGTGAGTAGCGATGAGGTTTGAGTCAACGGTAAAATTTTGGTCGGAATCAGAAGAGCATTACGTGCCGGTGTGTAGGGTATGAGGGTGGTATAACTCTTGTCGCTACCACACCGGCAAACGTGACTGACGTAGGCACTAACCGCAGCGCTGAGGTGTTTGGTGACGTCAAGACCGCAAACAAAGTGGTACGCTTGCTCAGTCCAATCACTGATGAGTGGTCATATCTGACGATTGACGATAGCACCAAGCACTACAAAACGGTTACGTCACGTGATTTGTCGCACGGTACGACACTGATAGTAGGTGATGTTAATGGGCAGAGTAACAATCGAGTGGGTCGGAACAAAAAGGCTGCAGAAAATGTTGGAAGCAAGCGGCAAGAAAGCCGCAATCCGCAGGGCGGTACGCAAGAACACGATGCAGCTACATGAACGAGCGCTGTCAAATGAGCGTAAAGCTTATATCAAAGGCTACTGGACGGGCAACACCGCCCGGCAAACCACCATGTCTATCATGGGGCTTGAGGGACGAGTTACCGTCAACACCAACTATATCAACTACCTTGAAAACGGCACGCGCTTTATGGCAAAAGAACCGGCAATCAAGCCGGCCTTTAACGCTCAAAAGCGTATCTTCAAGGCTGATCTGGAGAAGATTGTGGGGTGGCAGGATAAATGAGCCCTGAACAAGAACTATATGACTACTTCTATGCCGAATGCTTGAAACTAAGGCCTAAAAGCACGTTCGACTATTTGCCGGGCGAAAAGGAGAAGGTAGACTATCCGATTATCTGTGTGGGCAACGTCAGCACCGTTTCTAGTGCTACTAAAATGCGGATTGGTGGCACATATACGATTGATATCGACGTATGGGGCGCACGCAAACAGCGCATTGACGTAGCGGAATTAACGGATAAAATCTACAGTCTGATAAAGCCCGGCATTATCAAAACGGCAAACTATCAGTTTTACGCTTATTTCGGCAATCAAAACAAGCAGCTAAGCATGGATACGAGCGTACCCAATACGGTTTACCACCGCGGGGCGCTGACACTTGAATTAAAACGATTTTAAATTGAAAGGATTTGACTAGACATGGCAAACGATTTGAAGATTTTGCAAGGGTTTGACGGCATCGTCATGGTGCGCGACCTTGCAAAGGCAAAAACAGAAGACGCTAAAATGGTGCCTTATCTGACGTCAACAGATTTTGAACTGTCACGCGACAGCGATTCAACCGCTACAAAGTCGGGCAATGTCGCTAAGGTTGGTGGCCTTGAAACAAGTTTTAGTTTTGAAACACTTGATAGCACGTCAGAAACGCTTGATTTATTGCACAAATCTTTGGTAGATAAGACAACGCTTGAATTTTGGTTTGTAAAACTCGGTATGCTCGGTACTGACGGTCAAAAGGTATTTGCACACTATATGCGTGGGCGTATTTCCAAGGACAGCGAATCGGGTGATCCGGATGACAATGGCACACGAGAATTTGAAGTTGCAGTTGACGGCGAACCAAAAGACGGTTACACCAAGATTCCCGACGGCTTACGTGAGCAGATTAACTACATTTTTCAAGGCTTACTCAAGAATGACGGCACAAATGGTGAAGATGGTTCGGGTGCCGCTTAGCAAGAAGTAGATAAATGGCATAAGGGCGCTTTTTAGGGCGCTCTTTTTTAGTAAGGAGATAAAAAATTATGGAATTAAAAATTAATAGTCATAACGTAGCTCTGGTTTTTGGCATGGCTTTTGTACGTGAACTTAATCACTTGGCAGGTGTCGCAACAAAAGAAGGCATCAACCTTGGTATGGCTTTGCAGACAACAATCCCCAGCTTGATCGGTGCTGATCCGGTCGCAATTGCAAACGTCATTTATGCAGCAACTGCACACGTCAAGACCGGCAGACCAACGCAAGAAGACGTTGACGCCTACTTGGAAAATGAAGTAGAAGACTGGGATAAGCTCGCAGAAAAGCTCGTTGTGGAACTTGAAAAATCGAACGTGACAAAGCGCCCTTTACAAGCGATGAAGGCAGCGGCAGAAAATCAAGGCTAACGCCTGAGCAAGAATACTATGATATCCAACTCAACTGCATAGCGTACCTGGGCATAACTGATTTTGACGATATCGAGCGCATGACTTTACGTGAATATCAAATCAGAATGGAAGCCTACCAGTTGCGAGAGATAACCACGCAACAACACCTATGGCAACTCGCATTTTATACACGCGACGCCAAATCAAACAACGGCAAGCGGTATAGATTCAAAGGCCCCGATGAAGTGTTTGATGTTGATAAGGCCATCGACAGTGTGCGCAGCCATTACGAAGATTGGTACACGTCAGACAGATTGGAGCGTATCAACGTGGCCAAGCAGATACAACAACGGCAGAAGGAATGGGAATTAAAACATAGAAAGGAGGACAAGCGATGACAGAAGTAGGTTTAACGGCCGTCTTGAGGGCATATGACAACGGCTTTAGCAAAGGCTTGAGTAATGCCAGAAAAGGATTGGAAGGGTTAACCGCCGCTACAAATCGCACCGGAATGAGTGCAATCAAATTTGGCGCCTTGTTTGGCGTTGCCAGCAAAGTTGCCAGCTCCGCTTTAGGTGTGGTCAAGGACAGTTTAGGCGGTGCGATCAGCCGATTTGACACGCTCAATAAATATCCCGTCGTTATGAAGGCGTTAGGATATAGTACACGTGACGTCGCCAAATCTTCAAAAATTCTTCAAAAAGGAATTGACGGGTTGCCGACCTCGCTTGACGAAATTACGGCCAGCGCTCAGCAACTGGGACCGTTGACCGGTTCGGCTAAAAAAGCGGCTCAATCAGCCGTGGCACTCAATAACGCCTTTTTGGCAAGCGGTGCTTCAACCGCAGACGCAAGCCGTGGTTTGATCCAGTATACGCAAATGTTATCGACTGGTAAGGTCGATTTGATGTCGTATCGAACATTGATGGAAACGATGCCGATTGCTTTGCGCAAAGTGGCCAACGCCTTCGGCTTCACGGGCAAATCAGCGGAGCAAGATTTATACGCGGCACTGAAAGATGGCTCGATCACGATTGACCAGCTGAATGATAAATTCATTGAGCTGAACGGAGCTCAAAATGGATTTGCAGAATTGGCCCGCAAGAACAGTGCCGGAATTGGCACTTCGTTTGCCAACCTTAAGGCATCTGTTGTTAAAAACCTAGCTAACATGATTACCTACATCAATGACGGCTTTGCAAAAGCGGGCTTTGGCTCGATTGCGCAACAGTTAGATAACCTCAAATACACGATTAATGACGCATTTACGGCAATTGGCCCTGTCGTATCTAAGGGCACTGAGGTAGCTTTACAGTATCTCAAGCAAGAGCTGCCGACGATTAAGAAGGTATGCAGCGACGTTAAAAGCTCGCTCATGTCTTTCTTCCAATTTCTGGAGGACCATAAAGACGGTGTAAGGGCGACCGCCAAGGCTTTGCTTTACTTATGGGCGGCAATCAAGGCCGGATCTGCCACGGTCAAGACGATAACCACAATCTCGACCGGTTGGAAGACGTTTTTAAAGGTCATTTCCAAAATTGGCGTGATTGTGGGCGTGGTAAGCGACGCATTCAGCACGCTTGCAATCGGTGCTATGTACGTAGGCGATGCTATAACCGGTATTGCCGGCACCATTGGCGCGCTTATCGCAGCGGCAAGCCCGATTACGCTTGTTGTGATTGCCATCGGTGCGGTAGTAGCTGCTTTGGTAGTCTTTTTTACCAAAACTAAGCTTGGCAAAAAACTATGGGGCGAATTTACGGACTTTCTCAGCAACGCCTGGAACAAGCTCAAAGAGTTGGCATCGTCAACATGGGATGCAATTACCGACAAGGTATCTCAGGCGGCCGATGCGGTTAAAAACGCATGGAGTGGCGTTAAAGACTGGTTCAACGGCATCTGGAGCGGAATCAAGGACGCGGCCAGCTCAGCAGTCCAGGGTATAGAGGACGCTTGGAATGGCGTAAAGCAATGGTTTAGCGATTTGTGGCAATCGATTGTTGACGCGGTATCGCCATACTGGCAGTCATTCTTGACATCAATCCAGCCGGTGATTGACGCGTTCAAGAATTTGTGGGACGCGCTCAAAGAGTTCTTCCAAACTTTGTGGGACGCTATCACAAGTGCTGCTCAAGCCGTTTGGAATGGATTTGTGACTAACGTTGTAACGCCCGTTGTTGAGTTTTTTAAGTCTGTTTGGTCGGGTATTACCGACTTCTTCAGCAGTTTATGGCAAGGCATCGTTGACTTTGCGTCGGGAATTTGGAACGGGTTTGTCAGCACGGTAGTATCACCGGTTGTAGATGGTGTAAAGTCTGCATGGTCAGGCATCACCGATTGGTGGTCGGGTCTTTGGAATGGTATCAAAGATGTTGCATCCAATATCTGGAATGGCATCAAAACCGTAATTGGCATAGCCATCAATGCGGTTAAAACCGTTATTAGCAACGTGGCCAACGTTATCAAGACGCTTTGGAAAGATTTTTGGAACGGTATTAAAGTGATTGTATCCGGCGTATGGAACGCTATAATCACGATCGTATCTGCATGCATCAATGCGGTCGCAAAAATCATCAGGGCGATTACCAACGCTATCAAAGGCAACTGGAAAGCCGCATGGAATGACGTCAAATCGGCATTCAGCGGTATTTGGCGTTCTTTAAGCGGCGTCGTTCGTGGTGCTTTTGGCGGCGTCATAAGTGCCATCAGCAACGGCATGGGCAAGGCCATCAATGCAGTCAGAAGCAAGGCTAACTCGCTTTGGAGTGCCGGCAAGAACTTTGTCATGGGCTTTGTCAAAGGTATTAGAGGTGCTATCGGCAGTGCTGTTTCTGCCGCCGCTCACATGGCAAAATCAGCGCTTAAGGCGGCCAAGTCGGCATTGGGTATTCACTCCCCATCACGCGTCATGCGTGATCAGGTCGGCTACTATGCTGTTGCCGGCTTTGCAAATGGGTTGACTGATAACAAGAGTATGGTGGCCAAAGCAGCTCAAGCACTGGCAGATTGTGCGGTAGTCAAACCGGCTAGCGACTGGTCAGCGATGGCAACAGACGGCTTTAACACCGCATTTGCCCAAGCATACAGTGCAGATGTCAACATGCACAGCACAATCACCGTAGAAGTACCGGTAAACCTTGACGGCAAAACAATTGCCAAAGTTACGGCTCAACCGCTAGAAGACGAGCTCAACCGCAGACAAGCACGCAGTCAACGGTTATATGGCAATAGATAGGAGGTAGCATATGTACGATTTTATCGATTTAAATAGTCACGATATCACGGACGATACATGGCTATCACCTGAGGCGGTGACGGTGGACGGCGTAACGCTTGACCAGGCAATTCCCGAGTTTACCACGCTGCAGGTGACGGGGCGTGAGCTGGTCGGCTACAACGTAACCACCGTGACAGTCGGCAATCAGGACGGTTCGATGCTGCAAAAAAAACGCAGAGAACCGCGCAAAATCACGGTCAAATACCAAATCGATGCAGAAACACCGCAACGTTTCAGAGAGATTTACTATAAGCTCAATCAGATTTTGAGTGGGGAGAACAAAAAAATCAGCTTTGCTGATGATCCGGACAAGTATTTCGTCGGTACACTTTCTGACGCAGATACACCGGAAGGTGGTCGCCTGTCTGTAATCTCAAGTTTTGAGTTCACTTGCTTTGACCCTTACGTTTACGCAAACAAAGAGGATGCTTTTACGTTTGGTGACCAGACGACCACTCAGCAGATCAGCGTAGACATGACTGACAAAGTAGCAGGCAAGACATCACCTGTACCACATGTAATCTATAAGGGGCACGTGTTAGGAGATGGGGCGATTGAGCCGCCAAGCTACTATACGCAAGAGTTAACTCAACTTGAGTATAGCTATCTTGGCAGTTTGAACGGGCGTTGTGCGTCAAGTACCGCAAAGAGTGAGTATGACAACTCGCTAGGTAACTTCCAATTGTATGCAACCGAAAGCGGCGGGTTAGACAGTATCAAGATCGAGGGCGACAAGCTCAAAATCAAAGGCTGGCATGTGGATAACTCGTCAACATGGCGCAAATACGCTTATATCATAGTGACCGATGAGGACAGCAAAAACCATGAGTATTGCCGGCTTAAAGTTACGCTGACCGCTCGTCCGGATATCCAAAAAACGCACTCAAACATAGCCGGTAGCGGCATGTGTGGCTTTGAAGGGAGCTTGCCTTGGACTAATGACATGGCCAACAAGCGGTTGAGGGTGCGCTTGAGATACACCAACGATGCCGCCGGCAACGGGAATTATAACGATTGGTCAACGATTGTAAGGCCGCAAAATCTATGGCGCTATCAGGTACCGCATTTCGTGGCCAAGCTGAACGTAGTAGGTGCAATCGAGCAAGCTCAACCCGGCTTTTTTGCCAAATATGGGATTGCCGGTGATGTTGAGCGTTTGAACTGGGTCAAAAACAACGTCAGCTCGGCAAACGTCAAGATTTGGGGATATGGCAACAACGGCTTTTATGCACAAGCCTATAAGCCTGCTTCCGGTTGGGCGGATGCGGTAAACCATACGCAAACAAAATCAGCAATGCTTGAGCTGGACTATCAGACGTCAGACGATTTGTTTAACTATGTAGACAGTAACGGCAATTTACATGTAGACATTTGCGGCAAATCGAGTGCGGGCGAAACAGATATTAATTTGGACTATATCCAACTGACCATGCTTATCGCAACGCCCGTAACCAACTCTCTCAATGTGGTCAATGAGGGCACACAACCTGTACCGGTACGCTTTGAGCTGACCAACCACGGGGAGAATGGATATGTCTCAATTGCCAATGGCAAAACGGCTTATTTGCTCGGAAATCCTGACGAAGTGGACGGCAAAACAACCGTTAAATCGAAATGGATTGCACAACGTGACGATAACCCGGACCACGGACTAAAGCAGTGGACCATCAACGCGGGCGTGCTTAACGACTGGAACGCAAATCCGCTTCAGCAGGGCACTTTTGAAGATCCGGCAAAAATCAGAGAGCGGCGATGGCGCTTGCGTAATGCACAAGGCGGTGTGAATGCATGGGGGACAGGTCAAGACAGTACCGGAACAACTAAGGGTTGGCACGGACCATCAGCAAGCATTGCGTTCCCGACTGGCAGCAACATCAAGAATTTTACGGCTCATTTTTATACGCAGTTTTTGTTTGGCAACATGAGCATGCACGGTTTGCAGCAGTTTAACGTCTGGGACGTCAACCGCAATTTGCTGGTGTCAATCCAACTTTGGAAGTGGATCAACTGCCACGCATCCCTCAAAATTCGTGTGGGTGATCATTGGATTTTAACCGACGAGAACAACGCCAAATGGGACAACTTTTTCGGCCAAATCAACGTCCAGAGAATCGGTAACACGTATACCATTACGCTTGAATCAATTGAGGGAAGCAACCGCAACAAGCAGGTAATCAGCTACACTGATACGGTATCGGGCGCAAAATTAGCGGGCGGAATGACTTACTGGAAGGCAATCTTTCAAGACAACAGTTCTAAGGGTATGTGGAATGACCTTTATGATTTTTGGATTAGAAAAGACAACGTGGAAACGTATACCAATATTCCTAACATCTTGAAAGAAGGCGACAAACTGGTTATTACCGGTGACAATGGCAAAGTGACAACAAAGCTTAACGGTGGATCAGCGCTCAAGTATCAAGATATCGGTAGTCAGCCTATCATGGTCAATCCGGGCAATAACCACATCACTTTTGCCTACTCAAATTTCGCTGACAGACCGGACGTGACCGCCTATATCAGACGTAAATATTTATAAGAAAGGAGCGATAAGACGTGCAAATTTACGTATTAAACAGAGCGAGAGAAACACTGGCTACTACTAGCAGCATTTACGATGACAAGCACACGCTCACGCTTGACGCAGGATCGAGCTCATACGAATTTAAAATCAGCAAGAGCGACGATGCCAGTCGGCATATGGATAGCGGCAACTACATTGTGCTGCAAGACGATGACGGCAAAACGTGGCTTTTTACGATTTTGGATTACGAAGAAACGCAGTATACCAAAACAGTGTATGCAGAAGATGCCGGCATCGAGTTGCTAAACAAAGCTTGCGACATCTGGAAAAGCAGCGGCCCGCACAGTTTTGAGTACTACTTTAATCTTGTAACGAGTGGTACGCCGTGGAAATTGGGCGTCAATCAGCTAGCTGGCCTTGAACGCACACTGACATACGAGGGGCGAGATACCGGTTTAGGCCGTCTATTGTCAATCCTCAAGGGATTTGATAACGCTGAATGCACTTTTGACGTTGCCGTCAAGATGAACGCTCCATCTGAGTTTAAAATCAACGTGTATAAGCAGGTCGGCAGCGACCGGTCAGACGTCCAGATGGTGTATAACCATGAACTGGACGATATCGTAAAAAAAGAATCAAGAGCCGAGTTTGTCACGGCTTTATGTGGGGTAGGCGGAACTATCCAGACCGAAGACGGTCAAGGAAATACGCAAGATGCCGGAAACATCGATTTTGCTGATTTGGAGTACAACAAGGACGGCCTCTTTACGACGAAGGGCGATAAATTCTTACGTGCCGCTGACGCCAACAAACGCTTTAATCCCGGGCAGACAACCTATATAGAAGCTTTTTATGAGTACGATACGCAATCGGCCAGCGAGCTGCTGAACCGTACCATCACACGACTTAAAACGTACAGTGAACCGCAGTACACGTACACGGCAGACGTCAAAATTATCGACAGTACGCTTAAAATCGGCGATACGGTGACGATCATCGACCATGACTACAATCCGGCACTTTACTTGTCGGCAAGAGTGGCCAAACTGGAAAAATCGTATACGGATCCGTCGCAAAACACAATTGAGTTTTGCAACTATCAGCTTTTATCAAGCCGCCTAGCTGACAAGCTGGCAAAGTTGCAGACGATTGTTAACAAGATGCCGTCGGCAAGTCAAGTCGGCAAATTGGAAAGCAACGTATCTGACCTGTCTAAAAAACAAGATGAATTGGCGTCGCAGATCACGTCTGCAAACGGGAAAAATACCAATTTTTACGGTAAAGCAGAACCGGCAAACCCGAAAAATGGCGATTTGTGGTACAAGAAACTGGAAAATGGCGAAATCGAAATGTATCAGTTCCAAGATGGCGTGTGGCAGCTGCTAGCGTCAACCGCAGACTTAACCACGGTGCAAACCGAACTTGACCAAGCCAAATCTGATATGGCGCAAGCCAAAACGGACGCTCAAACCGCATATGATGAGGCAATCAAGGCTACCGGCACTGCAAACGGGGCTAAAGCACAGACTGCCGAAGCACTTGAACAGGCAAAACAGGCAAACAATAGCTACACCGCTTTAGCAAAAGAGGTAGCCGACAACAAAACGAGCACTGACGCAGACTACCAAAAAGCACAAGCTGACATCGCTCAGGCGCAAAAAGACCTGTCTAGCGTGACTGATACCGTAACCGAGGTCAAAAAAGGTCAAGGCGAGCTATCCGCCAAGGTAGCCGGCAAGGTAGACAACACGGTATATCAAACGTATGTCAAACAGACTAATCAGTCTTTATCAGAAAAACTGGTCGCAAGTGACCTCAACGGTTATGCAAAGACGGTTGATGTCACGAAAAGCATTGACGGTGTCAAAACCACGATTGCGGACAATACAGGCAAAATAGCCACCGTACAAACTGACGTCAACGGTATCAAAGCCAACGTCAAGAATGCGCAAGGCGATATCGCGTCAATCAAAACTGACGCTAAGAGTATCAAAACAACCGTAGCCGACCATACCGGCAAGATAACACAGCTGACCACCGATGTTAATGGAGTCAAATCAAGCGTATCAAACAAGGTTGATAAAACTGTATACCAGTCATATGTCACTCAAACAGACAAGGCACTGTCCGCCAAGCTGACGGCAAGCGACCTCAACGGATATGCTAAGACGGCAGATGTCAAGCAGACAACGGACGGATTATCCGCAAGCATAACCAAGGTGAAAGGCGACTTAAGCAGCTTGCAGATTGGTGGAGCGAACTTGTTGGACGATACGGCTGGTCCGTGGAAAAAAGCAGGTATTGGCAAAAACTATACTGATACAGTAACTTTTGTTCTTAACGAACAGTTGCAAAACACTACTATCACGGTATCGTTTGACTGCAGAGCAAACACAAGCAAGAGTTTTTACTGCTTTTTCTTCGGAAACGACTATAATGCTAACGGCAGAGTAACGAGCGCATGTAACTCTCAAGGTTGGGTTAACACCAGTATAAAAGAAGACGGCATGGTCCCTATTAAACCGTCAACGGTATGGGGGCGTGTATGGATAAGATACAACTTGTCAAAAATTCCGCCTGCCGGCACTAAAAGAATGCTTATCGGGCGTTTATTTAGCGAATATGCTACTAGTGATTGGCTAGAAATCCGAAATGTCAAACTAGAATCCGGCAACAAGGCCACTGATTGGTGCAAGTCGGACAATGATTTTCAATCTCAACTAACCACTCTCTCAGGCAAAATCACCGCAACGAGCGACCGCTTATCTTCCGTTTACACTAAATCGGAAGTAGACGGCAAACTGGGCACTAAGGTAGAACAATCGGCATTAACGCAGACAAGCAACAATTTGTCTGCAAGCATAGCTAAAAATTCTAAGATACTGTCAAGCGCCGGTCTGGTCAATGAGAATGCATATATCAACGCAAACCGGATCGCTTTAAACGGTAAAACGTTAATGACCAATGCGACAATCAATGACGCTTTTATCGGCAGTTTGTCGGCTAACAAAATCACCACCGGCACGCTTAATGCGGCTAAGGTCAACCTTATCAACGTCAACGCAAGCAACATTTCAACGGGAACGATTAACGGCATAAAAATCACGTCAACCGGCAAAGATCCAAGCGGTACGGCAAGCACAACAACTATCCAAAGCGGTTATATCGATACCAACGTTATCAACTGCAGCGACTATATCCTAGTCGGCAAGGCGGACGCTGACCCACGCAAGAGGTGGCAGACGAAACAAGACAAGTGGGGTATGTGGTTCCAAACGCCAGCTAAGCTGAATGGTCATACTGGTAATGCGCCTAGTGATTGGCAGAGCGAATGGCAAGGCTTTATCCGTGGGGACGGTTGGAATTATCAAACGGCAACCGTTACTGGCAACGGGGCGAGCGGGATTGCCGTTGCAATAACACCGCAACAGATATGGGGCAGACCGTATGGCGGAGATTACTTCCAAATCGGCGTGTGGGAGCCTAGCTATGGTGCAGATTCAGTAAACGGAAAGAAATTTGAGAACGGCTGGTGCTCACCGAGATTTGTCATCGATGTAACAGGTCAGTTAACAGGGCATCCGCACTCTATTTCGTTGGGTGACACGGAAAACTACACAGGGACGTACAACCATGGCAACTTAAATATTCTTGACGGTAACCTTCATGTCAAGGGTGGCGGCTCACACGGCATACGCACCGCATGGGTGTCATGGAGCGACTGGGGGAGTAATCAAAAGATTCCGTGCATAGTCAACGACACCAACAACTGGGGCGGCATAGCTTTTCCGTCAAACGGGCGAGTAGTGTTGTTCACACATAGTTACCGCATCAATACGGACGGTTTGTCAAGAGATAAGGTAGGTGTCTACAACGGCTGGGGAAGTTAATAGAAAGGATTGATATGAATGGAAATTAAAAAAACTGTAAATTTAACATACATGGCAGATGACAAATCGTTTGCAATGTCAACGGTTCTACAAGGTGACGGAGCAACACCGATTGTGCAGACGATTGGCTTTGACACACCGTCTGAATACAAAGATGACGGAACACCTATTTACGGCAAGCCCGATGACACAATTAAGGAAGCTCAAAAAGAATTTATGGCGGCGGCAATCGCAGAACAGAAATCGCTATGCAAAGAGAACGGGGTTGACCCGTCCCTGGTAAACGTTGTCGGGGCGGAAAAGAAACAAACTGATACTGATGGTACTACTGACGAAAAGAAAGGAAATGACTAATATGAACGAAACGCAACGCTTAGCTATCGAAATTGCAAATAAAACGATTAAAATTGCAGAACTGGAGACCGAAAACGAGCGTCTGCAAAAAGAGCTTGACGAACTGAAAGCAAAGCAGACTAAGTCTTCTAAAGACTAACCATAAATTGGGGTGGGTGGGTAGGATAAAAAGGAGTTGATTACATGGCATTACATGAACTTTATTTTGAACATTTTGAAAAACTGATTGACAATCCCGTATTTTTCGCATTCTTTTTAATCATTCTAGCCGACATCTTGACGGGCTTTTTGAAATCGCTGGTCACTAAAAAGACAGAGTCCGGCAAGGGAATTGGTGGGCTTATCAAGCACTCAACGCTTTTGCTGGTCGTATGTATGCTATATCCGTTTTGCGATATTTACGGAGCAAGCGGCATGGCTGACACTCTTTTGATTTTCTATATCCTTTTTTATGCTATCAGCATCGTCGAAAACCTCGGAGAAATGGGTATACCAATTCCAGAGTGGCTTAGGAAGTATATCTACAAGTTGTCGGATGAGTACAAGAAAGGGGACGTAAAAGATGAAAAATTGCAAAAATAATGCTCTAAAATGTGTTTTGATAACAATTTTCTGCATTACGGCACTGTCTATGTCAACTATACCAGTTAGCGCCGCTAAAGGAGACCAAGGAGTAGACTGGGCAAGATATCAGGGCATTAACGGTAAATGGGGCTATGCGCACGATAAGTTTGCCATCTGCCAGATTGGCGGCACCACTGACGGTTGGAACACGTATGATCAGAGTACGTATCGCACACAAGTAGCGGCAACCATCGCTATGGGAAGACGTGCTCATACCTATATTTGGTGGCAAAACGTCACTACTCATCAGCAAGCTGACAAGGTGCTTGACTACTTCTTATCTAGGGTACAAACGCCTAAACAGTCAATCGTGGCTCTTGACGTGGAAAGCGGACAACAGAGCACAAGCACGGTTGACTATGCGCTGAACCGTATCAAGCAAGCCGGCTATACGCCTGTTTTGTACGGATACAAGAGCTACTTGGTTACTCACGTTGATTTGGCAAGCCTTGCTAAAAAATATCCGCTTTGGTTAGCAGAGTATCCGGACTATAACGTAACCACAAAACCTAACTACAATTTTTTTCCATCATACGACAATATCGGGATTTTTCAGTTTACGTCAACTTATGTAGCCAGCGGACTGGACGGGGACGTAGACTTGACCGGCATTACCGACAACGGATATCACAACGGGGATGCAAGCAAGCCAATCACCAAGCCTGTTGCAGTAAAGCAGGGCATTGTAGCCGACCGCACGTCCAAACAAGACATTTCCACAGGCTACACCGTTAAGGTCAACTACAGCGCTAAACGTTGGGCAAGTGGCCAAGCTATCCCCAACTGGGTCAAAGGCCGCATGTACCCAGTTGTGCAAACAGGCGGTGACAAGGTACTGTTAGGCGGCATCATGAGCTGGATTAAACGCTCCGATGTGGAAATTCTGCAGACCGCAAAGCAGACCACCGGTGGTATCTACACGGTCAAGCCTGGTGATTCGTGGTGGTCAATCGCAAATCGATACGGTATGTCTATGTATACGTTGGCTAGTCGCAACGGAAAGACGATTTACACTGTTATCCACCCAGGCGATGAGCTGACGATCAGCGGGCAGACAACACGTATCTACACGGTCAAATCAGGTGACACGCTGAGCAGCATTGCTAGCCGGCTTGGTGTATCGGTAAGTCATCTGGTGCAGACTAACCATATTGGCAACCCGAATTTGATTTTTGTTGGTCAACGATTGAGTTACTGATACCTGAAAACGTGTTATAATCAAGATATGCTCAACAGAGTAAATATATAGAAGAAATTCGTTCACTTTGCTTGTAGCAAGTATTCCGTTCAAACCCCGTATGATGACGATGCGGGGTTATTTTTTATGCAAAAAATATTTTAAAAAAAGTTGCAAAAAAAGAGTTGCAATATCTAACACAAGTGTTATACTAAGAATGTAAAGAAGTTAAGCAAAGGAATTAAAAGAAAGAGGTAATCAAAATGAAACTTAACGAAGAATACATCAAAGTACGTGACGCAAAGGCCCGTGAAACAGGCTGGGCAAGAGTTGAAGAGGACAAGCTCTTCTTAGACAATGACTTCGCCAACTATGAAGTTGGCCAAGAAATCAAAATTAATAAAAATAACGAAATCATCTGGGCCGGCCCTACTCTGGAAGATAGAGTTAAGGCCCTTGACGAAAGCAAAAAAGCCGAAAAGCTGGCCGAAAACAAAAAGCTTGTAGGTGCTAAGGTCGTTCGCAAAGACGGGATTAAAGGCGTCGCAACAAAGGCAACGCTTGAAGGGATTACAATCGAATTTGAAGATGGCACATCAAAAAGATGGCAAAAAGATGCCGTTGAAAGCCACATTGAAAAGTAAAAAAAGTTGTCAAATCGATTGACATCATCTAACACAAGTGTTATAATTAAGACATAAGTTAAGGAAAACAAAATTTTAGGAGGAAACAAAAAATGAAAAAAATAATCAACGGAAAAATGTATAACACGGAAACCGCAACGGAACTCGGAGACTTTTGGAACGGTCTGTCGACAAGTGATTTCCGCAACTTGTCGGAAACGTTGTACCGTAAGAAAAACGGCGAATTTTTCCTGTACGGTCAAGGGGGCGCTATGACTGAATACAGCCAGCCAGTCGGCGACATGACTGGTGGCGGAGAGAAAATCATCCCGTTCACCGAAGAACAGGCAAAGAATTGGGCGGAAGAGCGACTCGATGCGGACGAATACATCGAAATTTTTGGGGAACCTGAAGAATAGCATAAAAAACGAAGCCCCGTTCCACTAAGAAACGGGGCTGTTTGTATTCAAGGAGGAATCGTTATGAAACGAAAAAGGAAACTCATACCGCTTGAGTTGCAAAAGCGGTATGATAAACTGTTAGCCGTTGTGCCGGAATTGTCAACAGTGCAAGACGTCCAACAATCACTGGATATCATAAAAGAGTGTACCAATGCTGAAGGCTTTAATGCGTTGGGCTATGCGCTTACCAACGTTTTTGAGGGCGCATGGCTAAAAGATGCCAAAGCTATATACGACTTTGACAAGACACTATTTGAGACTTTGAGCGATCAAACCGATTTAGCGGTTGCCAGCGACACGTTGAAACGCCTGCCGTTTAAGTGTGCATACATCTGCATGCCCGTTAAACTGACAGGCCCGCAAGACACACCCATGGACGGATTCTTTGCCCTGAAAAAAGAAGACGTGATCAAGTGCCTGTTTGTGTCCGTAGACACTCTGGCGTTCGGGCAGTTGGATATTCACTTGGATGCTAGAACGTTTGAAGAAAACGAAAAACTAAGTATTGAAGAAGCCCGACATTATGGCGCTGAGTTTGTCCGCTCGCCAAATAGCAATACGACAAGAGCATCTAAACTGATAGTGCAGTTGTTGTTATACCTATGTGCTGCTAACGCTGACGTACAAGAGCGCAGACCGACCACCGCACAAACCAAAAAGACGTCAAAGACAACCGACAAGCGCCCAGTCAGACAATGGGATGTTGGGATACGTGTAGGCGCCACGATCAAGCGTAATCGCTCATATGCTGTGCGCACTACTCAAAGCGAAGACCATAAGCAGCACGCACGCCCTCGCCCGCACCTGAGGCGTGGCCACTGGTCGCATTTCTGGACCGGCAAGCGAGACAGTGCAGACCGTGAACGCATCCTGAAGTGGATAGAACCGGTGTACATCAATGCGAACACGCCCGATGATTTACCAACGACTATCCATAAAGTAAAATGATTAAGGAGAGATAACCATGGACAAAGCAACAAGCAAAACGCAAATCAAAGCCGTTAGGGCTTATGAAAAGAGAAACCCTGGCAAGGCGTACTATATGAAGCAAAAGGCATCGGCAAATGCTTTTACACGAATGACCACGCCAAAAGCGACTGAAGCAATCGCCGCAGTCGGCATAGATCAGTACTGTGAAGATCTGCAGGCGCTAAGGGATGCAATCAATGAGAAGCTGAACGAAATGTAAAAAAAGGCCCTCGGTTTAAAACCGGGGGCCTTTTTCGCACCAAATTAAGAGGTTTTTAGTTACAACATCATGCACCGTTAAAGGAAAGATGGATAAAAACATCCACAACCTTATTATAACACAATAGAATAATTTTGGAAGCAGTCATTGAAATGGCGGTAGTTCTTTTCATCATAAGTTTATTGATTTTGCTGATCGTTCCGAATCTTTCAAAACAAAGAACGCATGCCGACAAGGTCAATACCGAAGCACTTCAGACCGAGCTTAATTCGCAGGCTCAGCTTTATGCCGACGACAAGAACGTCGCAATTGAAACAGTCAACGTTAAAATGCTTGAAAATGATAAATATTTGACAGAAAAGCAGGCTGAAAAAATGCAGGCTAAGCATTTAGAGCCGGAAACCTACGGAAAAAGCGAAAGCAAATGAAAAAAGCCGGTTTTACTTTAATTGAATCATGTTTGGTGCTTTTGATTGCGGCAATGGTCATTGCAATCGGAATTTTTCCTCAAAAGCAGACTGTTGAACGGCATCAAGAGAAAATTTTTTATGAAGAATTAAAGAACGGCTTTTCTTATGTGGCAATGAAAGCTTCCGTCAAAGGAACTCCCGGTCAAATCAGCTTTATGGTTGATGAGCCGCAACGAATCGTATTTTCATGCGGTCAAATGTCAAAATCACAGCGGGTAATCGTGAAATTACCTGAAACAATCAGATTTGACGAACCAAAAAACGTAGTGTGCGGCATTTCTGACAAAGGTTCGCTTACGCCGGCAACCGTGCGTTTTTCTTCCAGCTTGACCAAAACTTCATATCGGTTGACGCTTCAGTTGGGATTTGGCGCACAATACCGAATTACGCCCGTGAGAAGCAAAAATTGACGCAAAATTTGTCGGTAATTTTTGAAAGTGTGCAAGGAAACACGTTCTTTTAAAGACGTGATGAATTGCCTGTTTTTTTGTCCTTATGACACACGAACATATGTGCTATAATAATTGATATAAAGGATATAAACAGACTTACGTATGGTAGCACATCGGTTTACAATCTTAATTATCATCTCATTTGGGGAATTAAGTATCGCAATAAAGTGCTGAAAGGACACGTCGAAACAGTGAAGCGAACCTTATATGAAATTGCTTCAAAATACGG